GCGCGCAACCACAAGATGATGCGCGCGTTGTCTTCAATCTTGGCTGGCACGAAATGCGCCACGGCAGGTTGGCTTCTGGCCTGCGCATGATGGATGCAGGCCGCTACCTCAACTGCTTCGGCCTGCCGCGCATTCCCGGCCCGATCTGGCGCGACGAACCGCTGGAAGGCCGCACGCTGCTGTTCCGCTGCGAAGGGGGATATGGCGATCAAATTCTGAATTTCCGGTTTGTGCGCGACTTCGCGGAACGCGGCGCACGCGTGCTGGTTTCCTGCGCGCCGACGCTCAAGCCGCTATTCGCCCGGCACGGCTACATCTGCGCGGACAGTGAGGTAGTGAGCGGCCTGCACTACGACTACTGGGTGCCGGCGATGAGCGCGGCGCACATCCTGGGATACGATCAAGACACGTTGCCAGGCGAAGCCTACATCACCGCCGAACCGCGCGCGATCTACGCCAAGCCCGGCACGCTGCGCGTTGGGTTGCGCTGGGCCGGATCGCCTGAGTTCGAGCATCAACAGCATCGACTGTTCGACCCAGCGCCGCTGTTCGATCTCCACGCGCTGCCGGGCGTCACGCTCTACAGCCTCCAGCGCGACGACAACCTCGTGGACGGCCTGCCGTTTGCGGACCTGCGCGGCCAGCTCGCGACCTGGGACGACACGGCCAGCGTGATCGCGGGCCTCGATCTCGTCATCACGTCCTGCACCAGCGTGGCGCACCTCGCGGCGGCGCTGGGCGTGGAGACGTGGGTGATCGTGCCGGTGCTGCCCTATTACGTGTGGGCTGTCCCTGGTGAGCGATCCGTCTGGTATCGCTCCGTGCGGCTGTTCCGGCAAACCACCTATGGCGATTGGACTGCGCCGCTCGCTGCCGTGGGCGAGGCGCTGCGTGAGCGCGTGACGCTCAAGGAGGCGGCATGAGCCGGTATGCTTACGTCGAGAACGGCGCCGTGGTCGAGGGACCGATGGCGCTGCCGATCAACTGGCGCAACGTGAGCGGCCTGGATCGGCTGGGCGCGGCAGAACTCCGCGCGCTCGGCTGGTTGCCGTGGCGCCTGGTGGAAATCCAGGCCGAAGTGCTGACCGGCTCCACGGTGAAGGTATTCGCCACCGAGGTAGTGGAGACGCAGACGGGCCGGGATCGCACGCCGGAGGAGATTGCCGCGGCGCTGGACGACTGGCGCCGGGCTACGACGGTGACGCCGCTTCAGATCAGGCGCGCGCTGCTCCAGCAAGGGCTGCTCGATGAGGTGCAAGCTTTTGTGGAGGCGGCCGATCTCGAAACCCGCATGGCCTGGGAATACGCCGTGCAGATCGACCGCGGCAACGCGCTGATCTTCGCCGCCGCCGCCAGCATCGGCGCGACAGACGCGGACGTTGACGAGCTGTTCCGCCTCGCGGCGACGCTTTAGTCAGGAGGCCCGGCCGTGGCGTTTGATGGCGTCCGCATAACAGAGGCCGGCGACTACCGCGTCACGGAGACGGCGGGCGACCTCCGCATCACGGAACAATACCAGCCGGCCATAGACGCCTCGGCGGCGCTGTCCGGCGCGGGTGCGCTGGCCGGCGCGGTGGGTGCCGGCCGGGCAACCACCGCCACGCTTGACGCTTCCGGCTCGCTTGCCGCTTCTGTCGGGATCTTGCGGCCTGGCGCGGCGGTGCTGGATGCCAGTGGGACGCAGACAGCCGCCGCGACGGCAACCCGCGACAACTCGGCCGCCCTCACCGCCGCCGGCACGCAGGCCGCCGCCGCCGATCGCAGCCGCGCCGCCACCTCCGCGCTTGCCGCCGCCGGCACGCTCACTGCCTCCGCGCAGGCCGCCGCAGCCGCCACGGGCACGCTCAGCAGCTCGGCCACGCTGGCGGCGGCTGGTGAGCGCGGCCGGGCCACTGCGGCGGCGCTGGAGGGCGCAGGCACGCTCGCCGCATCTGCCGCCGTAAGCCAGAACGCATCTGCCGCGCTGGCCTCGGCTGGCGCGCTGGCGGGTGCTGCGGATCGGTCGCGGGCGGCTGCGGCGCATCTGGACGCATCCGGGTCGCTTGCAGGCGCGGCTACCGCTTCCCGTGCTGGCGCGTCGGCGCTGAGCGCATCGGGAAGCCTCACGGCGACGGCCATCGCGGGCGACGTCGGCGCCATCCTCACCGCATCCGGCACGCTGGCCGCGTCTGCGGCGGCGGCGCGCACCGGCGCGGCTGGGCTGGACGCATCCGGCACGACCTCGGCCTCGGCCGGCCTCACCGCTGGCGGATCAGCCACGCTCAGCGCAACCGGCACGCTGGCAGGCGCAGCGGATCGCACTTTTACGGCCGGCGCCGCGCTGGCGGCCTCTGGCGCACTGGACGCCGCGGCGGATCGCTCGCGGGCGGTTGTGGCCGTCCTGGCAGCGTCCGGCGCGCTCACCGGCGCGGCGGGCCTGGACGCGGCGACATCGGCCACGCTGACCGGCTCCGGCACGCTTGCCGCCTCCGCCAACCGTGCCAAGGCCGCAGACGCCGCACTCACCGCCACCGGGACGCTCTCGGCCTCGGCGGAGCGCACATTCCTGGCGTCGGCCGCGCTGTCGGCCACCGGGACGCTCAGCGCCGCAGCCACGGCAGACACGGCTGGCGCGGCTGCTCTGGCCACGTCTGGCGCCTTTGCCGCTGCCGCCACCACCGACGCAGCCGGCGCCACGACGCTCGCCGCCGCCGGCACGCTGACGGCCGCCGCCGGCAAAATCTACGAGGTCGGTGCGACACTCGCCGCCGCCGGGACGCTATCCGCCGCCGTGGCGCGCGCCGCCGGCGCCGCCGCGTCTCTGGCGGCCTCTGGCGCGCTCACAGCAGGCGCAGGCCGGCGGGCCAGCGTGTCGGCGGTGCTGGCCGGCGCGGGTGCCATCGTCTGCACGGCGACGCGCCGCAGTGGCGTGGTTGTCACGTCCGCCACGGTGTCGCGGCCTCTGTCGGCGGCGGCGGCTCTTTCTCGGCCGATCTCGGCCGCCGTAGCGTTGGAGGGCAGGCCCGTATGAGCACCACCTATTTCTGGCCCGGCGAGACGGTGCGCGTGCGCGTCACCTTTGCCGGCGAGGACGGCCAGCCAACGGCCGTAACCGGCGTGGCCATGTCCTACCGCGCGCCTGGCGCCACCACACCGACAAGCATCGCGGCCGGCTCGATCGTCGCGGACGGCACCGGCGTATTCTACACAGATCTACCGCTGCCCACGTCCGGCGACTGGGCGGTGCGCGCCACCTGCGCCACGCCCACGGCCAGCGCCGTTGAGATCGGGTTCAGCGTGCTGCCGTCGGCGGTGCTGGCATGAGCGCGGAACCGGAAGCGATCTGCCTATCGCCGGAGCAGCTGCGAAAACTCCTGGAGGATGCAGGCGAACAGGGGGCCAAGCGCACTTTGGCCCGGCTCGGATTGGAAGACGAAAAAGCCGTGCAGGATTTGCGTGAGGTGCGCGACGTCCTATCCGCATGGCGCAGCGCCCGCCGCATTGCGCTGGAAACAATCGTTCGCACACTGACAATCGGCTTTTTGGCGGTGCTCGCTGCGGGGTTCGCATTCAATTGGTTTGGCGACGGCAAACGCCACTGACAGGAGAGACACATGCAGGATGTAGCAATCGGGCTGGTGCGGCACGCGCTGCAGCTCATCGGCGGCGTGCTGATCGCGCGCGGCGTGGTGGATGGGCCGGGCTGGGATCTGGTGGCCGGTGCGGCGACTTCGGCGGCGACGGCTGGGTGGTATCTGTGGGGGCGGCGCAATGCTGACAGCCCGTGACATGCAGCGCCTGGCCGGCGTGCATCCCGATCTCGTGCGCGTGATCTCCCGCGCGCGAGCGTCGGCGGATTTCATCGTCACCGAGGGCCGGCGCACCGAGGCCCGGCAGCGCCAGCTTGTCGCGGCCGGGGCTTCGCAGACGATGCACAGCCGCCACCTGACGGGTCATGCGGTGGACGTGGCGGCGCTGGTGGATGGCGTCGTGCGGTGGGACTGGCCGCTCTATGACCGCCTGGCGCTGGCGGTGAAGCGCGCGGCGGTGGAGGAAGAGGTGGCCATCGTCTGGGGTGGCGACTGGCCGAAATTTCGCGACGGGCCGCATTTTGAGCTGGATCGGCGGCGGTATCCTTAGCTCAACGGCCTGTTGTGATGGTGCCGAGCTTCTTCCCGGGTCATGCTTCGTCGCCTAGCGCGCGGATGGCGGCGGCCTTGACGGCACCGCACGGGTCGCGTGGGCAGGCGCGCCAGCGGTCGGCTTTCGTCTCTGCGGACAGGACGGCATCGCGGTTGAGGCAACCGCAATCGACTTCCCGCGCACATCGCTCCCGCTCGGCTGCGGCGATCCTCGGGGCGACGGCGGCGAGGGCCTTGCGAAGATCGCTCGTGGTCATGGGCTTCCCTGGCACAAGCACGCGATCTGCGGCTTCCATCCACGCATCCGGCACCATTTCCCCGGTGTCGGGAATATGGTCGCTCATCGCCCGGCCTCCCGGTATGCCGCGAGGGCCTGCTGTGCGGCTGGCAACGCCTGCTCCACTTCGCAGTGGTCGCCCGGCAACTCGCACGCCATTACCAACCCCTCCAACGCCTCCACCAGCGCGGCGACGGTGGCGTGGTCGGTGACGGGGGCGAGGTAGCGCCAGCCCCATTCCCGCACGGCATAACGCGGCGTGCCGGAATAGACGTGATGCGTGCTTGTCCATAGCGGCTCTACGTCAGGGCGTTTGGCAGCGTGCCATCGAGCAAGGTGCGGATCGCCTACAGGGGCTTGCACCCAATGCCACCCATCCCGATCCCGCCACTCCGGCGGCGGCTCGCAGCGGCCTTCATTCGTAGTCATTCGGTGTCGTCTCCTTACAGTGTCTAGCCCGTTACTAAGCGGCGCCTACCCTGCAAGGCGTTGATTCTTTAGGTGTGCAATAACCTCATGACGTATATTGCGCGCATGTGAATCAACACCTTACGGGGTAAATTTCGACCGTTGCGTTTTACGATTCACGGCCTGTTCGCCCAGCCGCTCGCGGTCAACGCTTTCGGTGTAGTGCTGCACCATGCCAAGCGTTCGATGCCCGGTCACGGCGGCAATCTCATGCGTGGTGGCGCCATGGGCTGCCAGGTCGGCGGCGACGTATTTCCGAACCCCATGGATGCCCATGCCAGCCATCCCGATCTTGGCCAGCGCGCGGCGTAACTGCTCCGTCAACCGGCTGGCCTTCCACGGCTGCCCGCGCCCGTTGTCTAAAATGGTCAGGGTGGTGGCTTCCCGGCGCCATGCGTCAAGTTCCGCGCGCAGGCCCGGCGAGACGGTCAACACCATCGGCTGCCCGGTTTTCTGCTGGGTGAAGCGCAACTTATGGCCGTCGTAGGCATCCCACCGCAGCGCGCACAGATCGCCCCGGCGCTGGCCTGTATGGGCTGCCAGCACCACGGCGCGGCGCAGGGGTTCGCGCAGCTTCGCGAGCGCGGCGGTAACGTGTTCCTCGCGCCATGCCGGAAACGCGCCACGCGGCAGGGCCTTGATGCGAACCACTGGGGTTGCGTCGATCCATTCCCGATCCACCGCCCACGAGAACAAGGCCGAGGCAGCGCGAATGAAGCCCGTTGCGGCCCCGTTACCCCTCGCCTGCGCCACGGCATCGCGCACGGCCAACACGTCCCGGCGGGTGATATCGGCTACGGGCGTGGTGGGGTCGGCTTCAAGCACCTTGAGATACACCGTGTAGTTGGCCTGCGTGGCGGGCGCGAGGCGGTCCCACTCCGGGCTGGCCTTGTATGCCAGGATCAACGCCCCGACTGTCTCAGCGCCGAAGCGGGGCTTGCGTGGCCTTCGTGCCTTGTAGCGTGAGGGCATTGATGGCTCCTGTCAGCGGTCGGCGTGACGGTGCGGCGGGGGTCATGGCGGCGTCAAGCGCGGCGCGGTCCCAGCGCAGCAGACGCGGGCCTAGGGCGGCGGACGGTTTCGGCAGCGTCCCGGCCTTCACGCGACGGCGAAACGTGTCGGGCGCCAGGCCGATGTATTCAGCCGCCGCGTGCATGTCGAGCCAGCGAGGGGCGGTCATCACTCCACCTCCACGGCAGCCGCCCGGACTGCGGCGAGGGCGGCGTTGTGGCCTTCGACGTGACGCATCGCTTCCTCCCATTCCGGCGTTGTCATGGGCCGGCTAGGCGGTTGCATCTCCCCCGGCATCTTCCCCACCACCAGGCCCCCGGCCTCGGTCACGGCGCGGATGGCGGCGCGGGCGAGATCGTGCGCAATGCCAACAGGGCACCCCGCGTCCATCATCCCCCGCGCCATTGCCTCCACCACGTCATCGTTGCTCATGGCGTGGCCTCCCCGGCGGGCGGAACATGCTCGCGCCAGTGCGTCACCTCTCGGATTTCACAGACGCAGAACCCGGCGTCAGGGTGCCATCGTGCTAGGCAGACCACGGGAGGCAGATTGTGGACTTCGGGCGTCCACCGTTTAGGGTCGGGCGAAGGGGCATAGACCTCTACCAGTCGATCCCTCGGCGCCGTCTCAATCGGCTGCCACCCCTGCACCACCGCGTAGCCGGCGGCGGTGAGGGCGTCGAGGGCAATAAAGGCGTCGTCCACCCGCTCGTATGCTTCGCATTCCTCGTCCGTCCGTAGCTCGATGTTCAGCACGGAGTGGCGCCATTCCCGCGCCGCCGCTGCCACCGCCTCCAGTTTCTCCATCCGCGTCATTCCCCGCGCTCCCGATCCAGCGGCAGCCTGACGGTGCCGAGGCGGGTCCACCGGCTGCCCCTGTCGTCCATTTCGCTGCCGGGTTTGCAGAGATACGTTTCGCCATCCTCGTATTCCCACACCGCCAGCGTCACCGTCTCCCCCTGCGGCTGCGGCTCGGCGGGGAGGGCGTCAAGGGCGGCGAGGGTTTGCGTGTGGCCTAATGCTCGATTGAGCAACAATCGCGCTGTCTTAAGCCTCGCCAAAGTCGAAGGGCTCATGTCCGCAAGGACGACGCGAACCCCTTCCAATGCAGCATCGGCCGCACGGATAGCATCCACCACCGCCTGCATCTTCTGTTCCCGCGTCATCCCACCCACTCCTTAATCCCCATCGCCACCAGCCCCACCACCGCCCGCCATCCCACGCAGCCGGCGAACACCAGCCCCAGACACCACCACCGCGCGGGCGGGGCGTCGTCGTCATCCGGCAGCGTCGGGGCGTCGTGCCGGGCGGCTTCCTCGCGGCTCATGCCGCGGCTTCCTTCGTCCGCGCGTCAGCCGCCAGAAATGCAGCCTCTACGTCGTTCGACAGCTCCGGCCGCTTGTCCTTGAGCCATGCGCGCTGTTTCTGCACCGTCGCGTCGTCTACCAGCGCGAACAGGGACGCAGCGTCAGCCACCGCGTCGACGCGGGCCACCAGATCGGCGGCGGCTTTGGCGGCTTTGTCGTCGGGCGGCTTTGCCACCGTCAACGGCTCCACACGGAACGGTTTGCGGGCCTTCTTCGTCGCCGTCAGCGCCAGCACCATCGGCCCGTCCATGTGGCTCATATGGCTGATGCGAATGCCGCCGACAGCCATACCGCCCCATGTCACTTCGGGATCGCGGAACAGCGTCATGGATCGGCCGGCATAGGCAGACGGGTCAGGCCCCCACACCGCCACGAGCACACGGCGCATAGACTTCCCCGGCCTGAACGGCTTGCCGCCGTCGCCTTCAAAAAACACATCCACCGGCTGCTCGGCGCCGGGATTTACCGTCACGCGGGTGACGGTGATGGTGCGCGGCCCGGCGATCAGATCGTCCGCATTCATCTGGTCAGATTTTGGCGCAATCGTCGCCGTCATGTCGCTCATAAGCCGATCATCTCCTGTTCAATCCGCCGCTCCGTCGCCACCAGCCGCGCGCCTTCCGCCGACAGCGCCGCGCGATAGGCTTCCAGCCGATCGGCCAACGCCTCCTCAAACACCGACGCGGCTTCTACGATGGCGGCCTGCACCGTCTCGTCAGGCCACACGCGGATGACAGCCATCGGCATCCCGGCGCAGTAGCTGACGTAATCCAGCCATTGCCGGCCGCTGACGAGCAGGCCCGTCTGGCATTGCAGGACGTGCTCGGACGGGACGGCGCCGGTGATGAGCGTCTCCGTCTGGTATTTCTGGCGGCGCGACTTGCACTCAATCAGGCCGTCATCGCCCACCAGTCCGTCCGGCGAATAGCCGATGGTGAAGCCCCAGCAGTCCCGCGTGATGAAACCGAGTTCCGTCACCGGCGCGAAGTGGCGGCTGTAGAGCCCGCGGGCCTCGATCTCGTCGGTTTGGCCGCGGAGCATGTCGTCGCTGACGTAGCGCGGTTCGACGTGCCCGGTGATGCGCTGGGCCAGCAGCTCATACAAGTGCGCGCTGCTGGTGTCGTTGCGCGCCGGCTTGAGCGTGGTGGGCGACATGATGAGGCGGATTTCGGAGGCTGTCAGGCGGCCGGCCCTGACGGCTAGCCACGCATCAGAACCCTGCACGATTTCCGGGTGGTGTTGGATCACGCGCCTACCGCCTCCACCACCGCACCGGCCGCTGCGGCTGGCGGCGCTGCTGCGCGTCCTCCAGATCGTCAGCAATCGCCGCCGCGGCCCACACGACAGCCCGCAGCGCCACCAGCTCACGCGAGGCGAGGCGCGAGAACCGACCGTCGTCCAGCATGGCATCGAGCGTCTGCGCCAGCCGGCGCGCGCGATCCTGCGGCGTGCCGCTGGTGTCCATTACCGAGGCCAGCGCCGAGCGCGTGGCTTCGCCGTCGAGGTGGGAGATCATGTTCATAGAAACATCGCTCCAATCGCGATGAGGGTTGAGACAGCGCAGGCAAGCGTCAGGGCGATCCCGACAGTCGTGAACTCGCCCCGGCGCGCGGCGAGAAGCGTCTCGTGGCCGCAGATGAACGTGGACAGCGCGCAAACAACCGCCGGGAGGAGGAGGAGTCAGTCCATCACTGGACGCTCCGCTGCGGCGCCAGTAGGCCGATGGGCAGCACGAGCGGCAAGTGTTGCTGGCGGGCCTCGCGGGCGGCGGCGAGCAACGCAACGGCAATGGCTTCGATGCGCTCTGCTGGCCACAGCATCGAGGAGGTTTGGAACCCGGCGCAATCCTCGATCTCTTCGGTGATGAGGATGTCGCCGCCGTCGGTGACTTCCACGTCAAGGGTGTGGATCAGCTCGATGTCGGGCTCGGACTGGAGGATGACGAGCGTCACAGCGCGGCCTCCCCGATCAGCCCACGCACGCGCGCCACGCGCTCAATGTGGTCGAGAATGCTGGCGGTTTCGTCGCGCCTTGCAGCATTTTCGCGCTTGCTGTTGTGGTCGCGGTATTCCGTCACCGTCATGTTGCGGCAGCCGGCCCGGATCATCAGCGCGCCGCCGTTAATCCAACCGACAAAGCGATAGCCGTCCCGGCGCTGACCTCCGTCGATAATGTGCGGAGAAGCTAAATTGGCGCCGGCCAGATCGGCGCCGGCCAGATAGGCGCCGGCCAGATTGGCGTCGGCCAGATTGGCGCCGGCCAGATCGGCGCCGGCCAGATAGGCGCCGGCCAGATTGGCGTCGGCCAGATTGGCGCCGGCCAGATCGGCGCCGGCCAGATAGGCGCCGGCCAGATTGGCGTCGGCCAGATTGGCGCCGGCCAGATCGGCGTCGGCCAGATTGGCGCCGGCCAGATTGGCGTCGGCCAGATTGGCGCCGGCCAGATCGGCGTCGGCCAGATTGGCGCGGGCGCCACCCTCACCCACGCGCCATTTTCGGTGTTCTTGCAGAATTTGTGGCAGTTTGTCGCGAACGTCCGTCACAGCGCGGCCTCCAGGCTGCGCCGCGCCTCGGCTAGCGCAGCGCCGATCGCTGCGTCGATCGCCGCATGTTCCGCGACGTGATCCGCCCAGCTCACCGTTTCCGTGCTGTCGAACGTCCAGGGGTGCCGGCGCAGTTCGGCCAGGAACACGGCGCTGGCGGCACGGATCGCCGTCAGGGCTGCAATGTCAGCCGGCGTTGCGGCGTAGAGCGGCGGTTCGGGAAACCAAGTGCCGCCGACGGTTTCGTCGTAGCGGCGCGCGGAGAAATTGTCCGGGTAGGGCATGAGTGCCTCCGTGGTGGTGGAGGCATTGTGCAGGATTTCTGCACTTCGTCCAGACCAAAATGCAGGAACCCTGCATTTTCTGGTTTAGGCCAGCCACGGCCCTACGCGTATAGGGCTACGAGTCGACGAAAATCTACAACACAGAAGTAGACGTAAGAACGCAATCGCGTTCCCATGTTCCCATCATGTTCTCATAAAAGGGAAACGCGAGTGTCTAGCTTGTTTTTTCGGCTTCGGGCTCCTGGGCAGCCCGCTCCAACTGCGCCCGTTGCGCTGCCTCCTCTTTTGCCCAGAGTGCGTCCGCCAAGGGCGCGTCCATCGCCGAAGAAACCCGCCCCCGATAAAAAAAGTCTGCCGTCACGTTGAACCGGTCGCAAAAGCGGACAATGAACCAAGGGTCTGGGTAGTGTTCGCCGCGCATCCAATTACCTAGCTTCGACGGAGCTACATCGAAAATCCGGCAAACATCGACCGGCCGCTTGCCAAGAGCCTCAATGGCCATACGCAGGCGGTCGCCAACTAGGAGCTTATGAGAAGTCGCGTTCACAGCTGACGGTCGCACCCAGCCGCTGGGATGCAAATGCAGGAGTTCTGGTGTCGGAATGCGCTTGCCGAAAGTGCAGGATATCTGCATTATCGGCGCATGGCTCATGGAAACCCGATTGATAAGGCGATCGCATCCCTCGGTGGTGAGGACGCCTTCATGCGAGCGGTCGGCATCAAGCGCCGCACGTTGTTTTATTGGCGTGCCGACGGCATCCCGGCTGTTCGGCTGAAGGCTGTTTCCGAAGCGACTGGTATCCCCGCGCACGCTTTGCGTCCTGATCTGTTTGGGGCCGAAGCCAAGTCACTCGCGGACGTGGCTGCATGACCGAAGTGTACCACCGCACCCCCTCCACCCCCATGCACGATAGCGTGATAGGCCCCGGTTACTGGACCGTTGTTGCGACGCGCTTCGGCGCGATTTGGCGATACCGCGACGGGTTCGAGAGCAAGCACCTGATCGCGGCCAGCGCGACGAATGAGATCATCGTTATGCACCGCCGGAGCGCGGAGGGCTGGCAGCTGGTGGCGCAACTTGCCGGCCCGGCCTGGCGCCGCCTCCAGGAGCGGAGCGCGCGATGAGCGAGATCACTGTGCAACGCGGATCGGAAATAGGCTCTCACCCGATGCACGGTGCCACCGGCGCGGGCCGCGGTTCGTCCGCGCGCGTCGGTGGAGAGGCCAGCGTGGCTGGCGGTTCCTCCCATGAAAACTTGACCGGCGGGGCCGAGCGTCCCGCCGGTTCTTTTCGTGCGGGTGGTGCGCCGGGCAAGAGCCGCTTTACGCCTGACGGCATTGAACGCCTGCGGGCCTCGGCCAAGGCGCGGTTGCAGAACCCTGAGGCCGCCGCGCTCCGGCATGCCAAGGTGGAGGCCAAGCTGGGGTGGTCAGACGAGACGAAGGCCAACGTGCGCCAGTGGGCCGCCGATGCTGTGCCCGTGCGCGAGATCGCCCGGCGTCTCGGTTTGCACTTCGACACCACGAAGCGGCGGGCCGCGCTGTACGGCATCCCGCTGCGTGACGAGGTGAAGGAGCGGTACACGCGCGCCGCCGGTTTGCTGCGCCAGCACTACCCCACGACGATGCCGCTGTCCGAGCTGCTGGAACTGTATTGCGAGGCGATCGGCCGGCGGGTGACGACCACGGCGATTGAGACCTACGCGCGCAAGATCGGGCTCAGGCGGCCGGAGAACAAAGGGCGCATCCTCGGCGCCGCCGCGCGCCAGGCCACGCTGCGTGCCGAGCGGGCGGCGCTCGCCCCGGCCGTGCAGGCGATGCTGGACCGGCATGCCACATTCGACGGCATTGCGGCGGCGCTGGGTGTGTCTCAGCAGCGGCTCCAGACCATGCAGAAGGAAGGGCTGATCCGGCGCCTGCCGAAGCCGCCGGCCGAGCCGAAGGCACAGCCGAAGCCGCCGAAGCCTCCCAAGCTGGCCACCCCGAAGCCGCCGAAGCCCGAGCCGGCACCCAAGCCGAAGAAGCTGCCTGCGTCCTGGGTGCGCGAGGCCCCACCGCCGCCGAAGCCGAGGCCAACGTATCAGACGGTCCAGGAATGGCTGGACGCAGGTGGCCAGATCACGCGGCTCCCTGCTGCCGCCGTCCACGCCACCACGGCCGATCTTGGCGTTGGGCGCGACATGATCCGCCGGCACGCCGAGGTGATGGCGCAGGACGACGGCAACTGGATCACCCGCGCCAAGCGGAAGATGGGTCGGTTCCATTTTGGAGCGGGCGTATGAGCCGGGAAAGCGACATGGCCGAAATATACGATCCTGTAAACCATCCACGGCACTACACCCAGCATCCAAGCGGCGTCGAGTGCATCGCGATCAGCGAGCACATGGGTTTTTCCCTTGGCAACGCCGTCAAATACATCTGGCGCGCTGATCTGAAGGCCGATGCGATTGAGGATCTTCGCAAGGCACGCTGGTATCTCGATCGCGAGATTGCCCGCCGGGAACGCCAGAAATGAGCGAACCGGTGCAGTCCTATCCGACCATCCGCGTCCGCATCCGCTTGGCCTCCGGCGACGAGGTGGTGCGCGACGTGGCGACGGTGGCCGAGGCGGCGAAGGAGTTGCCGTGGCCGTTGGCGGTGGCCTGGGAAGTGGTGCCGGCGACGGG